CAGAAATGATGCAAAACACTTTGAATTGCTTCAAGGTGGTTCAGTTGAAAGTGGTGTTCAATGGCAAATGCAAATGGGTATGATGGTGACCGGAAGAAAGTGGTGTGATTTCGTTTCATACAATCCAAATTTCAAAAAGAATTCATTGTTTGTGAAACGTTTTTACATAGATGACACAAAACAACAGAAACTTAAACTGGGTCTTGCAAATGGTATCAAGATGTTGAGAGAACAAATGAAAACACCAATTGTAATTTCTGAACTTGCAGCATAAGCATAAATAAAAAAAAGTGTAATTTTACACCGTTGGATTTGGTAACCCAATGTATTAAATAGAATGAAACAAGACAAATCCGTTGAAGTTTGTCGGTAAGAATTTGTGTCATTCCAAGTTCGTTGCTCCACCAAAGCATACCGACAAGTTTTATCGGATTTTTTTAATCTACAAACGAAAAAAATGAAAATAACACATTCAGAAAAACAAAGTTTTTTTCTTGATGAATTGATGAAAGGACGTAACATTTTCTTAACTGGAAAGGCTGGTACTGGTAAGTCGTTTATCGTGAAAGAAGCAATTAAAATACTTAAAAAACAAGGTCAAAGAATTATTGCACTTGCACCAACTGGTATTGCATCCTACAACATAGGTGGTCAAACACTTCATTCAATGTTCGGTTTGCCAATAAATGGTGTGATGGAATACAAAGAATGTTCATTTCTAAAATCTGCTAAAAGAAAGATTTTGAAAAAAGTGGACGTGATTTTTATTGATGAAGTTTCAATGTTGCGACCAGATATGTTGGACGCACTTCACTGGACTTTGGTCAAAAATGGACTTGGAAAACTAACTAATAAACAATTGATTTTTGTTGGTGACCTTAAACAATTACCAGCACCAATTGATGACAATACAATGAGTGTTTTGCTTACCAAATACGATGGTTTCAAATTTCACGATTGTCAAATGTATAATGATTTGCAAGTTGAAAAGATTGAATTGGATTTTATTCATAGACAATCGGACCCAGATTTTATTGAAGCATTGAATGTTGTACGTGATGGTGGTAAAAGTGATTATTTCAAACAATTCGTTTCAGAAGATGCAAGTGGTATTGTCTTGGCACCACACAACGCCACAGTTGCAAAATACAACATTGAAGGTCTTGCAGCAATTAAGTCAAAGAATTACAACTTCAAAGCAAAATTGACTGGTAACGCAAAGGCTTATGACTTCACACTTGAAGAAAATTTGAATTTAAAAGATGGTTGTAAAATAATGTATCTGGTGAACTCAAAAGAAAATCCATTGTACAATGGTTCACTTGGTGTATTTAGAATGAAAAAAGGTTTGCCATACATTGAGATTGAAAAAACACAATGGCTTATTGAGCACTCTATAATGGATAAAAAAGCATACGTGTATAACGATTTCACCAAAGAAATTGAAATGCAAGAAATTGGAAGTATGACACAATTGCCAGTTAAGTTGGCTTATGCACTAACAATTCACAAGTTCCAGGGTTTGACGTTTGATGAAATTACAGTTGATTTGTCCAGAAAGTGTTTTGCAAAAGGTCAATTATACACTGCACTTTCACGTGTAAAAACTCCAAAAGGTTTAAAAATTAAAATAAAATAATTATGACAAATAAAACATACATAACAATTCAAGGTTGGATGATTGAAAACTTGGAATTAAAAGGAAACGAATTGATTTTATTTGCAGTCATTTATGGATTTAGTCAAAACCTCACTTCTGAATACAAAGGAAGTTTGTCATACATTTCAAAAGGTCTTAAATTATCCAGACGAAGTGTGATAAGTTTGCTTAAAAAATTAATAGAAAAAGACCTTATTATTAAAATTGAACATTCAACTGGTAACTCATTCAAATACAATTATTTTGTTGTTAATCAAATTTTAAGTGGTGAAGAAAGTACACTGGTGAAGAAAGTACACCACAGTAGTGAAGAAAGTACACCAGTAAGTGGTGAAGAAAGTACACCCAATAATAATAATAATAATAATACTATTAATTATACCAACTTTCTTAAATTTTTGAACACACAAACTGGTCGTGATTTTAGAGTTATAAACAAAACTGTAAAAGGAAAGTATGCTGCACGTTTGAAAGATGGATATAAAAAAGAAGATATTATAAACTCAATTATAAATGCAGTACAAATAACAAGTCACAAAGAAAATGGTTGTCAATATTTGACACCAGAGTTTTTCAGTAGGTCCAGCACACTTGATAAATACGGATTTGAAACTGCTGCAACCAAAAAAGAAAAAGAAGATAAGGTTGAGTTCAAGGACGCACGAAAAGGTGATACACATTTTAACTTTTAAATATGGATTTAAACAATATTTTAAAAGGTTTTCAGATAGTTAAAGCAGTTAATATGCTTGATAGTGTGAACACTTACGCCAGACAAGGTGCATTGAAAGGAAAGTTCTTGGGTTTTCCAACTATTCAACAGAATTATACAATGTCATTACCCGGTGTCACTGATTGGACTGGTTTCCCAACTTCTGGAAAAACGCAGGTTTTGATGGAATTTTTGCTTAATACATCTGAATTTTATGGATGGAAACATTTAGTATATTTTCCAGATGTTGGAAATGCAACTGAAATACTTGCCGATTTAATACACAAAAGAACTGGTAAAACTTTCGATAAACGATACAAGAACCATATCACAGAAATGGAAATTGCCATTGAATTAACTTGGATTTGTGAACACTTTAAAATACTTACAAAAAAAGATTTAAAGCAGAAAATCACACCTTATCAATTCTGGGACCTGGCCGTTAAGATGAAGGATGAAATGGGAATTCAAACAGCAAGTATTGATGCGTGGAAAGATATGAAGCACGATATTACAGGATTTGGTCGTGATGACAAATACCTTGAAGATGTATTGAGTTACAGAAATGCAATTGCAGACAAGCACAAGATGCACTTTCACACCATAATTCACCCAACCAGAACCGACAAGGACAGTGCTGGTAATCGTAAACCACCAACACCATACGATTTGAAAGGTGGTACAGAATGGTTCAATAATGGTCGTAATATGGTCACAGTTCACCGACCATCTGGTGAAGCAAACAAAGTTGAACTTCACTGGAATAAAATCAAACCTCGTTCAATAGGAAAAGTTGGAATTTCTGAATTGTACTTTGATATGGAAAAGTTCAGATATTACAATGATGAAAATGGTTCAAAAGTATTTGCAAGTGCAGAATATAAAAAACCAGAAAAAGAGATTGAAAAAGAAAAAGTTCAATCCATCACAGATGATGATGGTGATGAATTACCATTTTAAAATCTAATCAATGAGCGATACAAACGATAAAATGAAAGATTTGAATGAACAACGAAAAGAACACGGACTTATGGAACGTGCTCAAATGGGTTTTTTCATTCGACACCAAAAAGAAAAAAGCATTCAGTTTGACAGAATGCAAGCAACTGAACGATTGCTTGATTTTCAATATCAAACTGATTATACAATGCTTTTTGAATTGTTTTTGAAGTGGTTGAAAGGTGCGAAAAACGATGACCAAAAAAAGACAATCAATACATCAATTCAAGCACTTATGCGAATGCAGTCTTATTGTGACACATTGCAAACAATATCAAAACGTACAATGTTAGATTTGAATGATGAAAGACGAATGACAACACGAATGGCCCACGATGCAGCAGATTTGAAAAAGCAGATTGAAACACTAAAAAAAGAAATTGAATATTATGGCCAAGAATAGTGCAATGTCGAATTGTTTAAAAGTTGGAATAAAAATATATCCAGTTCATTTTCTTAAAGATGAAAAAATTGAAAAAACAACCTATAAAAAAAACAACTGGTACATTCAAGTCAGTAACAATGGAAAACTAAAAACATACAGCAATTCAATTGGTGTTGGTAATATTTTAAGAAGTCACACAAAAAGAACAAAAAGTAGTGGTGGAAAAGTCAATGAATGGGGTGGAATAATTGACAAAATTTATGACCACTGGAATGAATTAATAAACAAAACAAAATAATGGATTTAATCAAAGAAATAATTATACTGGACCCACCGACAAAGTACATCGACAGAAAAAAAACCAAGATTGACCCAAAGACCGGGAAACTTAAAGAAGATGTTTATTACTTGACTGCAAATTTATTTTACAGTGTTTTGTCATATTTTATGCGTTACAAGATTGTGAATGAAATTAAAGCATACTTGATGCCTAAACTGGTTGGCGTTCCAAAACTTGAAAAAATGCGCATACACTTGATTTATTATAAACCACAAGACACATTTGATTTGGACAACAAAGGTTATTTCTGGATAAAGATGATATTGGATTTGTTCAAGACACCATCAAATCGACAAATTAAGAACGCCAATTTTAAAGGTAAAGAGATTAAGACCTTGAATGTTTTAAAAGACGATACAGTACGTTATATTGATGATATTCGTATGTCGTATGAACGTGGCCCACACCGTATGGTCATCAATATTTATGGTGTATTAAAGAAAGATGAATTGACTTTATTTTAAAAATTAATAAAATATTTTATTGTTATTAGCAGAAATATATTATATTTGCATCACACAAACGATAAAACAATTACAAATGAACAATCTATTTTTACCAAATTCAGTCGAATTAACTCAAATTTCTAACATACTTAACATTTCACAAGATGAAGTGAAAGAAAGAATTTCAAAAGGTTTTAAAAAATTAAATATTGAACTTGAAGAAACTGATGATGCTGGTGTATTATTTAGTCAAATTGTAAGTGATTACGGATTTGAAATGTTTGCAGTTACATTGATGGTCATTGGACGTTCAGAAGTTCAGATTAATGAACTTTTCGGAAACTTATTTTACAAAAACACAAGTGAAGATTGTCCGCAATGTGGATGCGAAACTGAAACTGAAACTGATGGTTGTTGGGGTCAAGAATGGGAAGAAAAAAAGTGTTTAAATTCAAATTGTGATTGGTCTGAAAGTGGTGAACCAGATTGGGATTTGAAACGTGATATTGCACTTGACAGATAAGATATGAATGATTTTACTACATACGGACACGTTGACAACGATGGTGTTCTTTCAATTTACAACCGAAGTGTTTTTGTTGGTAATATAAAAGATTACTACAAAAACACTTCGGTTCAGTTGGTTTTTGGTGAAAGATTTTACCAGTTTTCAGATAAACAAAGAGGTTATTATTTTGCAGTAATTGTGAAAGAAATTCAGAAGGCTTGGTTGACTTCTGGTGTCATAAAATCACTTGCAAGTGTTGATGCAGAAATGCGTGATAAGTACCTTTATTTTGAAGAGTTGAATGAAGATACTGGACTGTTTGAAAAATATCCACACACGTTGAAAAAAGGTGATACACAAGTGTCAAAGAAGATGATGCGTGACTATTGTGAAAAATGTATTATCTGGTGTGTCCAAAACCTCAACTGGGCCATCGCATACCCAAGTGAAGAGTTTACAAGAGAAGATATGACCGACACACAAAAGAGGTCACACAACATAAGTGAAGTTGACAACTCCACTTTTTAAATGAAGTTTAACTTAAAAATTTAATTATGTCAAAATTGAAAGCAGTGGACTTTGACCAGTTCACTTTAAAAAAAGCCAAAATTGGCGAAACGTCAGTTCAATGCGAATTTGAAGAAAATCGTGTTATTGATGGAAAAGCACATTTGATTGCTCATACAATTTCGTGTTCTTACATTCCACACCCAGATTTAATAAGATTACGTGACACTTTGCGTGAATATTTAGTAAAAGCATACCATCTTGGAAGTGGTTATGAAGTTGCAATTAAGTATTTGAAAGGTGAGCAAAAAAAGATTGCAGAAGATGGTATGATTGACCTTTATGACAAGGTTGAAATTACTGGTATTTCAATCGGTGGTGATGAACAATTACGAGGTGTCGTAATATCTGGTAAGATTTTAAGTTTCAACAAATCCAAATGCGCAATGAATACACCAAGAATTGTTTTTTCATCTGAAAAACTTGGTTATGAATTGGACGTTGAAGGTCAAATTGAACTTATTGAACGTGAGGTTTACAAGTATCTTTTCGAGGGTAAAAAAGCACAACAGGACTTGTTTGATGGTGATGAAAAAAAATCAAACAAATCAAAATCTGATGATGCTGGAAATATACCAGCAGCAGAAACAATTGAAGTTGTTGGTGCAGAAAAAGTTGCTGCATCTGGTGGTGATGGTTTACAGTAAATTACTAACTTTAAAATCAAGGTCACTTAATTGTGACCTTTTTTATTATGATAAAAAACAAACCAAAAAAGTGCAAAGAGTGTGGCAATGAGTTCACACCAAGATACAGAACCACAGAGGTGCATTGTTCTTATAAATGCCATACTGCAAGTGTAAAGAGTAAACCAAAAAATAAACGTTCTAAAATAAACCCATTTTCAAAGAAACGATTGGCAGAAATGCCGAAGTACAAAAAAAACCGTATTGAATTTTTATCAAAACCAGAAAATCAAATTTGTTTCATTGATGGATGCAATGTAAGGGCTAATACAATTGAACACACACGTGGTCGAAAAGGTTATGCGGATGATGAAGCACGTGACTCTGGTATTACGTTATATCTTGACAAAAGATTTTGGAAACCGTGTTGTTTTCATCACAATGGTGAACTGGAAACAAACCCAGAATTATCAAAAGCATATCAACTTTCAAAACTCACTGGAAAAAAGAAACAATAAAATATTTGTATAATATTAGCAGTTGTTTTACATTTGCTAAACAAACGATAAAATATGATTGAAAATAAATTTCCTTACACTTGGTCAATGGCCAATACAGAATTCACAAAAGACAAATTCAAAGTATTCACGTGTTTTGCTTGTGGTGGTGGTTCATCATTTGGTTATAAACTGGCTGGTGGTGATGTAATTGGATGCAACGAGATTGACAAACGAATGATGTCTGCATACTTGACAAATCACAAACCAAAATATTCATTTCTTGAAAGTATTGAAACATTCAAGGACCGAAAAGATTTACCAGAAGAGTTGTATGATTTGGATATACTTGACGGTTCACCACCTTGCAGTTCTTTTTCTATGTGTGGCAATCGTGAAGATGATTGGGGCAAAGAAAAGGTGTTTAAAGAGGGTCAAGCCAAACAAGTTCTGGACACACTATTTTTTAACTTCATTGATTTAGCAAAGGAATTACAACCAAAAGTTGTTGTTGCAGAAAATGTAAAAGGTTTATTGATGGGCTCAGCAAAGAAATATGTTGGTGCAATTGGCAAGGCGTTTGATGATGCTGGTTATTATGTTGAAAAGTGGCTTTTAAATGCAAAAGATATGGGTGTGCCACAGAAACGTGAACGTGTCTTTTTTGTTGCAATACGAAAGGATTTTGCTGGTCAGTTTGATGATTTTACTGATATGTTCAATCCAATGCCGAAACTTGGTATGAACTTCAACCAGAAAGAAATACCATTTGGTGAAATTTACGAACCAAATCAAAAAACTGGTGTCTATAAAATACCACCAGCATACGGAAAAGCTTGGGAACACAGAAAAGCCGGTGACAATGATTTAAGTTGCACAATGGGGCGTGTTTTTAACCGTCCAAATTCCTTTTTTAGTGTAAACTACATTTACAAGCATAAAGTGGTCAACACCATTACTGGTGCAGAAAAAAACATACTCTTTGATGAAAAACGTGGATTGTCTTTGAATGAATTGTTCAGGGCTGGAACGTGGCCAAGTGATTATGATTTTGGCAAGAATTTACCAACATACATAATTGGTATGTCGGTACCACCAGTAATGGTGGCCCAGATAGCAACACGAATTTACAACCAATGGTTGTCAAAGCTTAAATAATTATTAATTTTAATACAAATACGATGGACGCAAACGAAAAAAAGTTTAAAAAAATGGGTACTGAAAACCTAAGAAAAAAATGGAATTCACTCAAAAAAGGTGATGAAAAGAATGTTGCATTGCGAGTTCTTGAAGAAAGATTGAAAAAAGATGTTATTGGTAAAAAGGTTGAATTTCAAATTTATCGTTCAACAGAAACTGGTACTGGTGTTGTTCAATCTACACATCATTATAAACGTGACAATAATCATTATTTAATTATTAAAACCTCAACTGGTAAAACAACATTTAAAAGAATTACCAGTGTAAAATTCATTTAATATGCCAATCAATTACGACAAATATCCGCCTAACTGGCTCACTGAAATTCGACCAAGAATATTGAAACGTGCAGACAATAAATGTGAACACAAAGATTGTGATTTCAAACATTTGGAATACGTTTGGAGTATTAAGGTTAAGAAAAAAGTGGTGTGTTGGTGTCGTGATTATGATGCTGCAAAACAAATGGTTCAGCAACTGAAATTTGATGAAGATGGTTTTAATGTGAGTATGAAAGAAGTTAAAGTTGTTTTAACAATTGCACATCTTGACCACGATGAAAATAATTTTGATGTTGATGATGAACGCCTTTTAGCATTTTGTCAACTTCATCATTTACGATACGATGCAGAAGAAAAAGTTAAACGGTCAAAACAATAATTATGGCAATTAATGGATTTGATGACCAGACACACGAATTGAATAATTATGAAGAATTCACAATTATTCCATTGATGGTGAAAGGTCTAAAAAACAAGATTGGTAAAAGCCAGGCCATCACAAATGGTCAAATGATTTCTGGACTTAAAAATATGGGTTACAAAGTAAATGGTGCCTGAGTTCGTAAATTAATTCATCACATTCGTATAACCGTGTTGATTGAATGTTTGATTGCAACATCAAAAGGGTACTATATTACCAACGATAAGAATGAAATGGACAGTTATATTTAAAGTTTAATACAACGGTCTGAAAGTATAATGAAAATTGCAAATCAAATGCAATTTCAACGTAATAATAAGTTTTAAGACCTTATTCATCGTGGGTTTAATAAAAGCGATGATTTAATTTAATTGAAATAAAATGATTTTAACTAAAGAACAAAAAAGTGATTTTGAAAAAGTAGTTAAGCCACTTATGAAGTATTTGGCAGAAAACCATCACCCACACGTGACTGCAATTGTTGAATGTGGTCGTGCTGAAATACTGGAAGGTTCAGCAAGTATTGTAACTGATGAATTTATAAGAGATTAGAGTTATGGGAAAAACAAACAAAGTGATTTTAATTGGAAATTTCGGTGATGCAATACAAATGCACCATTTTGACGGCGGTGGTTGTCTTGGTCGTGTATCTATGGCCACAACTGAAAAGTACAAAAACAAGGCTGGTGAAGTCGTTTCAAACACTGAATGGCATAACCTCGTTTTTAGAAACAAAGGTGCTGAGGTGATTGAAAAGTACACAAAAAAAGGTTCAAAACTTTATGTTGAAGGACGTTTGAAGTACACCAGTTGGGAAAAAGATGGTGTGAAAATGTACGGTACTGAAATTCACGTGAACGAATTTGAATTTTTGGATGCAAAACCAACTGATGCAAATTCATCATCTGCATCTGCTTGACCTACTGCACCAGATGGTAAAACAGAACCAGAAAGTGGTAATGATGACCTACCATTTTAACCTTTAAAAGTAAAGTTGCTAAAAATAATTAATAAAATATTTTGTTATTCTTAGCAACTTTTCTATATTTGCAACACAAACGATAAAACAAATTTAAAATGTATTTAAAAATCACAAACAAAGGTAACGTTGTACCAGAAGCATTCAGTTTAGTTGGAGCATCAACGAAAAGAGGTAATAATTCTAAAATCGGAATGTTCGGTTCTGGAAACAAGTATTCAATTTCTTACTTAACAAGAAAACAGTATGATTTTAGAATTTTCACTGGAAAAAAGGAAATTGTATTTACAACAGTTCAACGCAAACTTGGCGAAGAAACATTTAATGTCATTTGCATCAATGACAAAGAAACATCAATTACATCTGAAATTGGCCACCACTGGACACTTTGGCAAGCAATACGTGAATTGTATTCAAATGCTATGGATGAAGGTATGGTTCGTGTGGTTGTTCAGGTGGGTCCAAATGGTGGTGATATTTTACGGTCACACATTAGAGTCATCAAGAAAATACACGACAAATGGAAGCCTTGTTTCAACTTATCGGACCCAGAATTTTTGGATGGTAAAGAATTCACAATTGGAAGTTCGTGTATTCAAGAATTTGAACTTTTATAATTATGGCATTTACAAATAAACATACACAAGGTGAATGGGTTGTAACACCAAACTTTAGAAACCCAAATGTAAAAAACGAGTTTGGACAAGTGATTTTTGAACACAATCCAAATTGTTATGATAACACTGAAAAGGATGGTGAAAAAATGCACACTTATTACAGTCACAATAAGATGATGGCAAACGCAAAACTTATATCTGCTGCACCAGAACTTCGGCAATGTGTAGAAATGTTTCACGATTATTTGAGTAACAACAAAAGTGAAAATTCAATTGCAATGAAAGTTGTGAAGAAAGCATTATTGAAAGCCGGTGTTGAATTTGAAAAAAAAGAAAAATAATATGGCAAAGCATTATGTAACGTTTGGGTTCGACCACAAACACAAAGTGAATGATAAATTACTGGACAAAGATTGTGTTGCAGTATTTGATGCAGAAAACGCCACCAAAGGACGTGAAAAAGCATTTGAATACTTTGGTGTCAAGTTTTGTTTTGAGTACCACGACACTGAATTTGACCAGTCCAGTATGCGATTTTTCCCAAATGGTTTTGTTGAACTTGAAAATGATGAAGTATGAAGTTAAAAGAATTATCAAAACGATACATTCAAACTGAAAAGCAGTGTTTTGAATTACTGGAAAAAGCAACAATTTCATATCCAGTCACGATGGCTTCATTAATATCTGGATGCTTAGCAATAACAGAATTCAATCAAGATAAAAAACACTGTTTAATCACTCACTTGAAGATGATTGGTGAAATGAGTTCAAGAGGTGTTGCAGCATCAACGGCTGGTGAAATGTTACGTGATATTTTGACAAGACAAGCAATGTTGACCACTATTAAGAGTTTGAAACTTCTTGGATGGAATGACAACAAAGATTTTCCAGATGAATTGAGTGAAGCGCAAAATGGTTTTTCAGTTGATGTTTTGGTATATTTTCCTTGTCTGGATGAACACACGGTTGCGTGGTATGACTTTGGACAATTTGAATGGCAATTTCTACGAAAACAAGACTATACAGGGCGAAACTTCAAATGGAGGTACTTCATTAACGAAATAGATAAAATAAACTTTAAACCACTAAAAAAATGAGTAATAAAATTCAAAAACAGATTGAAGCAATATTGAAAAAGAACTTTGTACCGTTCAAACTTCAAGATGTATTGCTAATAATTGCAATAACAAATAAATTTAATCGGTCTGTACAATGTTATCTTACTGGTTGGGTTGTTGACCAAGTTGTAAGAATGTTGCAAAAGGAAAAAATCAAAATAAAAATGTTATGATTGAAAAACTGGACACATTAACGAAAATATCGCAAAGTGTAATTGCAAATCAAGTTGCTTATCACCTTAACCACGAAATACGTTTTACTGGTTATTATAAGCACGAATTGAAGATGAAATTGAACGCATTGGATAAAGAATTGTTGAAAGCAGAAAAGAAAGAATTTGACAAGTTTTTTAATGAAGTTGAAACACCAACTGATGAACTTTGTGAAATTCAGACTGAAATGGTCAAAGAAATTGCCAGTGCTGGACTTATCCACTTTGGAAATATCTTGGAAATGGTCAAGGCATACAAGAAAGACCCAAAAAGTATTGAAGGTATTGTTAATAAAATAAACAAACGAAAATGATGAACTGCTGCAATCACTCAATGGCACCTTTATTGTCAGAATGTGGCCCACCAATCGAAGATGTGGCCCAAACAATACGAATTCAATTGACTGGTAATGACCGAAAAATGATGAAATTACTGTTAAAACAGTACCAAATTTATTCAATAAGTCAAGATGCACCAGACTTTCAAGATGAAAGAATAGTGCGTGAAATGCCTTTAATAATCACATATTTTAACCCAGAAATTCCACAAACAAAATTCAAGTGGAAAATATACACAAGAATATTATGAACTTATCACCAAAAGAGCAAGCCAGTACGTTGATAAAAGAGTTTTACAACGTCAAAAACTTGGTTTATTCAGTAATGAGAAAACCAATACGGAAAGAGGTCGCAAGACAGAATGCAATTAAAGCAGTAATTAACATCATTAAGGTTCTTTCTATGGACCCGGTGGACTCAAATGAGGATATTTTTAGTCACTGGACACAAACATTGCAATGTTTGAAAGACTTAAATTTTGAGTATCAAAAAGATTGCAAAGATATTGCATTGACAATGATGAATTTACTTATAAATGTTGGTGCATCGTTTGAAGATGAAGATACTGCACTGGCAATAATGATTGAAACAATTAAAAAATCGTAATATGAACAAAAATAAATTTATTTACAGAAAAGGATTGATGCAACACCATTACAGATTTGGTTTACTAAAGAACATTAAAGTGTGGTTTTGTAGAACATTTGGCCACAAGATGAATGATGAAAAAAAACATCAATGGTGTGACCGTTGTGGTCTTGCATCATCTGAAATTTACCACAGTCAAAAAGATGATGAAGATGAACAAATGGAAAAACTAACTGAACACAATTCAGAAGTGATAAGTGACTTCATTGAGCACGTAAAAGACAGAACCGGCCACATCATTCAAGACAATGTTTTTGAGTCATTTTTTAACGCATAAAATCAAGTATTATGACAACAATAAGAAAATTAATTGAAGCATTACAAAGTGAAATTGAGTACATACGTGATGATAATTCAGACGTTGATATGAAAGATATTGACACACAAGTTGACAATATCATAAGTTGTGTTGATGAATTAGAAAGCAACAACACAGATGCTGCAAATGTGGTTTCATCACTTGAAGATAGCACGTATTTTGCTGATTTACTTGCTGATTTAAAACCAGCGATTGACAGTAATGCAAAAATATTATATTAACCTTAAAAACAAATATTATGGAATTATCAACACAGTTTATTGTCGTTTTCTTTTTAGGTATTTTTATGGGATTGTCGATAATTGGATTTGTTCAGCGTGTTATCATAACGGTATGGACAAATCATTTTTAAGTTGACTCAAAGAATAAAATCACCAAGTCATTCAATGATAAGTTAAGGGAAAAAAGGGAAAAAATGGATGAATTTGAAAAACAACAAAAAAAATAATAATTATGAACAGCCCTTATTTCTATTTTCACGTGAACCTATCTGGTTACCATTTCAAAAAAAAAAGGTAATTTTGTATCTAAATACATACTTTTCTGGTCTGGTTACAATTCAGATAAAATATTAACCGGAAAAACCGATATTGAACTAATACCAAGAAAAAACAAAAAAAGATGAATGAACAAAGCAACATTGTTGGAATTATAACACCAACACACGACTTGTTTCACAAATACATTGCTGAGAATGCAAAACCAGATGAAACATACACAATGATTAACAACTCACACCAGTTGAACGGTATGAAGTTCAAAAGAGTTGAAAAAGGATTTGAAAGTGAAAAGGTAAGTGAAGAAATACACAAAACTGCATTTTCACGTATTAACTTCGGCGAACCAGAAAACTGTAAAAAGGAATACATCGAAAACGTATGTGACAATTGTGAGTTCAAAACGTTTGAAATGGTGCCACACCCAGGTGGTGACTCAAAAGCAACAACAGAAAGTTACAGTTGTGAGTTTGGACACTGGAATGATGATTTTTAACATAAACAAATAACGATGTACACACCAGAAGAAATTGAAACAATACAATCACACATAATCGAACACCTCGCATCTGGTAGGAGTCTGAAAAAGATATTGGATGATGATGATGATATGCCAGTACGTTCCACTATTTACTTGTGGTTAAACCCAAATAAGGATGAATTTGATGCCAACTTTTCAAACAACTACGCGCAGGCACGTGAGGACAGTGCAGATGTTGATGCAGATAAGATTGAACGTGTGGTGGATTTGATTGAAGATAAAACCGTTGACCCAGCACAAGGTCGTGCAATGATGGATGGTTTAAAATGGATTGCTGCACGTAAGAAACCAAAGAAGTACGGTGACAGACTCGATTTGACTACTGGCGGAAAGGAATTGACCCAGCAAGTGACTATTTACGAATTACCTAATAATAACCGTGATAATAATTCAACGGTTGTACGTAGCATCATCGGTGTTGGTGAAGATGGAAAACCAATTTATGAAGATGAAAAGAAAGATGGTGAAAAATGAGGTACCCACCCGGTGCGTGATGTTGCCTAAACTACTATAAACACTACAAACTTGAAAAATGGAAAACTTTGGTAAAAAATTAAAAGAGGCGTGTGAAGCGTGTTCAAAGAGTATAAACGAACTTGCAGAAGTGTTGAAACGAATGAATTCACGTAACTTTGTTCACACAAGCAAATACCACAGATAATGATTATATTGAAGTACATATTGATATTATGGTTTGTTTTGATGGGTTTATACATCAATTACTTATCAACAGTCTGGTGCATTCGTATGATTTCAGATATTTACAAAGAATACATAAAATGAACATTGACAGACAAATTTCAGAACATCAACGAAACGTTGGTAATTACCCAAAACCACCCAATAACACTATGTATTGGGTTTTGTTGGTTATAGTGGTTATTTATCTATTTTCTTAAACTATGGCCAGTAAAATCAACAAAATAAGACCACAAAGTGGGTACCAAGAAATGGCCCTATCATCACAAGCCGATATTGTCATCGGTGGTGGTTCGGCTGGTGTTGGTAAAACGTGGACACTTCTGGCTGAACCAATCAAACATTCATCGGTCAAAGGATTTGGTGGTGTGATATTCAGACGTACATCGCCAATGATACGTGCAGAAGGTGGTTTGTGGGATGCAAGCACAAAGATGTACAGTGTGATTGATGGTGTAGTGCCAAGACGTTCATTGTTGGAATGGCAATTTATAAGTGGTGTACGTTTAAAGTTTTCACATCTTGAATATGAAAAGAACGTTTATGACTGGCAAGGTTCAGAAATACCATTTATTGGATTTGATGAATTAACACACTTCACCAAGAAGATGTTCTTTTATCTACTATCAAGAAACCGTTCAACGTGTGGAATTAAACCTTATGTACGTGCAACGTGCAACCCGGACCCAGACAGTTGGGTACGTGAATTCATCGACTGGTGGATTGGCGATGACGGTTATCCAATACCAGAACGATGTGGTGTATTGCGTTATTTCATAGTTGACAATGACCAGTATATTTGGGGTGACACGATTGATGAGGTTACTGTAAAGGCTTGGCACGTTATTGAACCACTGGTGAAGCAATCTGGAATACCATCACACAATTTTGTAAAGTCACTCACATTCATTGGTGGTTCTATATTCGACAATAAAGCACTTCTTGAAGTTGACCCAGGTTACTTGGCAAATCTTAATTCACAAGGAAAAGAAGAGAAAAGCAGATTACTTGATGGAAATTGGAATGTGAAGTTCACCGACAATGATATTTATGATTATCTGAAATTCAAAGATGTATTCACCAATTCATATTGCGAACATCTGTATAAGAATTCAGAAATGAGTATTACCACTGATATTGCACTGAAAGGTTCAGATAAGTTGGTTGTGTTCGTGTGGAAAGGCAAGATGATGGTTGATTTCGAGGTGGTGGATAAGTCCAAAGGTGATGTTGTTATATCTACCATCAAAAACTTGGCATATCGACACCGGGTACCATTTTCAAGGATAGTATTTGACAATGATGGTGTGGGCCAATTCGTTGATGGATTTATTGAAGATGCCAGAGAATTCAACAATGGTGGTCGTGCATTGAATGATGAAAATTACAAAAATCTAAAATCACAATGCTTTTACAAGTCTGGTGATGCAGTGACACGTGGTGAATATTATATTCCACCGCATTTGGCAAATAGACCATACGCTGATGGTGTCACACTTAAAGCGCAATTACTGAAAGAACGTAAAGCAATCAAACGTGCTAAACCAGATTATGATGGTAAGATGGCAGTATTACCGAAGCACGAAATGAAAGTGTTCCTTGATGGTAAGAGTCCAGATTTAATGGACACGTTTATGATGTGCGAGTTTCTTGACCTTGTACCAGATGCACCAGAAATTGAATACTCACATTGATGATATGGCGTGTAATAAACAAGGTTACTTGACCAAGAAAGATGCAAAGAAGGCTGCACGACTACTGAAACAACTTGGTTCTTGTGGTTTGTACATAAAAGGTCTATTGATTAAAAGAAGTCGATTAAAACCATACCTTTGCAATAAAAAGAGTTGTAAAAATAGACCGTACCATTTAACAAGTAGAAAATAACATTATGAGTTTAGACCTGGCACCATTGAACAAACAGTTTTCAAAAAAACATCTTATGAGTTCAGAAACGAAAGCAGAAGAGTACGAACGCACAATGAAGAAAGTTGTGGTGACTTACCACGATAATGTGAATAAAACATTCACACCGGCATACTGGGCCATCTACGAAACCCAAGTGTCAAAGATTGCAAAACACATCAAGATTTATAAAAGACGTGCATCAATTTGGTCACGTATTAAAAGGTTTTTCAAAAGTTTATTCAAAAAATAATAAAATATTTTATTGTTATTAGCAGAATTGTTTTATATTTGTCGAACAAACGATAAAACAAATCTTATGAAAACTACATTACCAACATTAATTGCTTACGGAACAATCAATATTTCTGGAACGAATGAAGTAATAAACATTTGCAGTGAAAGTGCAGTGTTTGGAACTATGAACCATAACAATGTTACTATGCAAAGAAAGTCAAAGAATGGTACTTTTGCACCAGTTGACAATCGTTACTTCAATAATATTACTGAATTATTTACAGTATAAAAACAACCCACTATGAACAATAAAAAAAATAGTGGGTCTAATGGCCCACAATTAAACCACGCACAAATCAAAAGAAATGCAATTGCCAACTGTAAAAAGGAACTTGAACAATTATGTTTCATACGAATGGCAAAAGAAGAGTTTGCAGGTACACGTGCCGATGAACTACGTGCAGCATACAACATTCAGTTGCGTGTTCAAGGTTGTATGATTGTATTATGCAATAACTCTTTAATTTAGAAATATGGCATACTTGAATGAAGTGACCGTTGACCAAGTGTACAACGTAAATATGGACGCCGATGGATGGCTTGAATACAAAGTGAAAGACATACGTGCAACCAATGTGATTGGTGTTGATGATTACATCATTGCAGTTGGATTTGAAGGACCGAATGGATATTTCCAGACTAACATTGAAGATGTGATTGATGGTACTAATTACAAACTAATTTTAAAATAATAATATGGAAAACTTAAACGTAATGATTATTTCGATGATGTTAATTTGCATCATCACACTTTTGGTTCTGAATAGGTACCACAAACGTCAATACTTCAAATTGTTGTACAGTCGAAATGTACGATATGACACTGCACTGGAAAAGTGTATGACTGATAAGAAGTATTTCGATTTATTGACTGATATGGTGATTACTTCACCGATTACAACAGAAGATGCAATTGACTACCTTGATAGGCCTGGCATTAACATACCAGCAGTGATGAAGTTTCACTTAATGGGTTATCAAAAAGATTATATTATTAAGAATTATAACAGATTATTAAGAAAACACTTATGATGGACACGTACACACCAATATTAATATATTTTGCAAGTGCAATCAATCTTGTAATTGCAACCTATATTTACCGAAAAGCAGACAAATTGAACATCAAGACGAATGAACGTATTGAAGAGGTTGTTGACCGTGTGGTTGATGATGTGATGGATAAATACAAGAAACCAGAACAGCCAGAACACTTAACAATTCCAGATGCAATAAAAGACTTTATTCAAACCATTTCTGGTGGTCAAGATGTTGAGATAATTGAATTGAAGTTTCCACGAAATAACCAAATTGATAAACTGGACTATGATGATATTTTTACACTTAGCAATAATGAGTTTGAAAAGTATATTCCAACCGTTTCAGAAAAGAAACTTCACTACATTCGTAAGCACGCATTGAGTGGTGAACATTATGAAAAACTGGCATTATTGAAAAAGTATGTGGATAACAAGAAATAAATGTTATATTTGACAAGGTAAAAAGTAACGTTTTAGATTAAGATTAGCCAACCCATTTCAAGCAATTGATTTGGGTTGGTTTTTTTTATGTAATTTTGTCGTGCAATTGATACTGCTGCAATTGCACACACTTGTGTCAGCAGTTTAATAAAACTATTGGTGACAGTGGTTTATTCGTTGCATATCTTTCAATTGCACAACCACCAATTCAGGCAGAATTGAAACAAGGTGAACGTGACAATATGGTGTATTTCGGTCAATACTTACTTTCAGATGTAAGACGTAAATTGTTTGCATCACACCCAGAATTTGGTGATGAAAACCTTGAACAAAGATTGAAACAAGTGCATCATTCAGATGTGGAAAACTTTCAGGTCTGGCGATGGGATGAAAATGAAGATGTATTGCTTGAACGACTGAAAGATAATAGTAAAAAATAATATTTGAAACACATCGGCGTGGGGTCGGTGTAGGATTGGGCTTGTGGTGTAAAATCTGCAAGTCCATTTTTTTTGTTTACTTTTGATTTTTATAAACCATTAAATTCTTTTTAGATGAAAAAATTATTCTTAATGGCCACGATGCTTTTTATAGTATCATTTATGTTCGGAAGTTCACAACCAGAATATGATGTTGGCCCAGATTATGTGAAAGTACTTGTGCAAGACAACATTCAAGTAATTTCAATTGAGATTGCGACAGTTGATTTAAACACTTTGGAAGTCAAAAATGCCTATGGCACTAATTTGAAAGCCAATGTAAGTGTTGTAATATTCAACTACGATGGAAAAGTTGGAATAAAAACAAGACTTGAAGATTGTGAGTATTTATACATTGCCACACGTGCAGACAAAAAGATTTCTTATGATGTACCCATACGCAGGACAGACTATGAGATAACGACAACGATGCAAATAAAATACCGATCTACTTAAAACCAAAAAATAAATATTTGTTTTCGTCTGGTGGTTTGCCATATTCCGTAAGATGTTAAGATATATTTCTACACTCAAAACCCACAATTTTCATATTGTGGGTTTTTTGTTTAGTGTTGGTATTTGAAAAATATTTGTACATTTGTCGACAGATAGGTGCTAAGGGAATGCTTCTTAAAAACTTTTATTAATTAAAAAAAAACAAGCATTATGGATTGTAATTGTCCTTCACCAACAGCATTGACTGATATACCAGCACAAGATTGTGGCGTGAATTTGAAACAAATCCAAAGGGTTGCCTTTCAACGTATAGGTAGTCAATTTGGTACTGGCGCACAGCCGGATGCAAACAGTATTCTTACACTTGCCGACTGGCAAGCATTAATTGCAGCAAACGACTCAACAAAAATTGTGATAACTCCATTGATTGGTGCAAATCCAACAATCGCACCCGGTGATGCAATCACCAACGGTGGTGGTGACAACTCTACACTTAACGGTGTTGAAGAGGTTGAAGGTGTTAATCCATCTGCATTTTCGTGTGAATTCAAAGAACTTTCAAGTGAAATTGAAAAAGCAATGAAAACGATTATGTGTGAAAAAGGTCTGGTTGTTTATTTAATCTTACAAGGTGGTAAAATCGCAGTTGTCAAGATTGATGCAGACAATCACAAAGGGTTTGAAATTCAATCACCATTTATTTCAGATAGAGGTAATCAAGGTTTCGCGACTAAAGATACACACACAATGAGTTTCAGTATGAAAGCAGGATGGTCAGAAGATTTAATAATCTTAAAACCAACTTTCAACCCATTAACTGAAATTTAAAAAGTGGGAGTCAAGAAAAAAAACTTGCCAAAAAAGGCCTTCATTACTTTGAGGGCCAAAGGCAAGGATAACAGAAACCAAGAATTTAAACTGCAACACGCGTTGAGATTATTAAGATTGTCCAACAGTGCTTGGGAACTTAATGATGAACGTTATACCTTTGAAAAAAATGATATTAACCGAGTTACAAGCAAGGGAACTGATAATTCAGCCAAAAAATAGTGAATTACTAAAGTCAGTTAAATTATACGAGTCTGCTTTACGTGTGTTCACAGAAGAGTTGGATGAAGATGAATTGACAAAAGAAATTTACTGGACTGAATTGACCAATAAAATGAAAACCAGAATTGATGGCAAACTTAAACGTGTGTTACAATTTATGCGTTTTCCTTTACCTATTGTGCAAATAACCGATAGTATTTTAAACGATTATTTCAAAGTATTTGAGGGCAAAAACCGATTTTTCAATGTATCTGCAAGTAGAGATATACAAGCATTGCAAGTTTGGTTGTCCGAAGTTAAACCACAGGATTGGATTGAAAGCCAGGCCCGTGAAGTATTAAAAAACAAACCGTGCTCATTCACTGTAATTGACAGGGGTGAAGATGGTAAACCATATCTGATAAATATTGACCATTCAAGGCTTATTGATGCAGATGTTATTGACAAAGATGGTAATTGTGGTTACATTGTATTTGTACACACGATAAGTGTCAACCCAGATGATACCAGTGAACAACTGGTGAAGTATTCAGTGTACGATGATGAAACATATTATGTGTTTCAGAAAGGTTCTAAAAGTGACAGTTATACACTGATTTCACAAAACAAACATCAAATTGGTCATTGTCCGGCCAGAATGTTTGTGAATACACCAAGTAATTCCAGAAACCCATTTAAAAGACGTGTTGCATTCGGACCGTCAATTTCAAAACTTGAAGATTGGACAATCTTTGATATTTTCCGTAATTATGTTGACCATTACGTGCCTTTTCCAGTCACTGAAAGTGCCATTAAAAAATGTGTAAATTCAGTTTGTAAAGGTGGTAAGATTGCCGAAGAGGAGATTATTGACCGAGCAAAAGGAACTACACGCACCAAGTGGTCAACGTGTCCAGTTTGTTTGGGAAAAGATTTGGGTTCATTTATGGGTCCGGGTTCGCACATAGGTATCAAACTACGTGGTGAAAAGAACCTTGAAGATGGAAGTGGTAAGTTTAAAATGCACTTTCCAGAAACGGACAAAATGAAGTATGTGCCAGAAAAGTTGGATGCACTGGAACTTGAAATTCGATACAAGACCGTTGGTGTCAGTTCTATTCTTACAAAAGAAGCCGTGAACGAAACACAAATTAAAGGTTCATTTGCATCAATGGAAAGCGTACTTATGCGTAACAAACAACAACTTGATGATTTGTATAAATGGATTGTGTCAAGTGTGGCCAAACTATTATACAAGAATTTAGAAGTAAATGTTGAAGCGAACTTTGGTACTGAATTTTATTTGATTTCAGAAGAGCAATTGCAGTTGAGATTTGAGAATGCAAAAAAGGCTGGATTGCCAAAATCTGAACAAATATTGATTTATGAACAACTTATTGACACCAAGTACAAAGGTAATTCAGACAAGATTTTAAGACAGAAGATGTTGTTACGTTTGGACCCACTACCATTGTACAGTGAACTTGAAGCCATTGAAATGTTTGAGAAACGTGCAATTGATAACGTATTACTCAACTTTAAAATAAATTTTTATAAATTTGTAACCAGATTTGAGGATGAAAACACTGTTATCACAGAATTTGGTTCAAACCTCGAATACAGTAAACAAATAGATATAATTCTAACATCACTAAAAAATTACAACGATGAAAACATTACAAGCCAGCAACTTGACCCAAGCGGTGAAGGCACTGAAAAAGATTGACGAAACACTTGTTTCAAAAATAGAAAAAAACGTGAAAGATGCAGATAAAAGGCACTATCACGTTATTTTGGTTAGAGTAAAAGACCGTCCGGGTCAAACCAAAAATGATGTATCTGTAACAACTCAAACTTACAGCAAACTTGGATTTGAGAAAATCAAGAAAAATTTTGTGTTTCAAGGATTTGCAAATGCAATCTTATTACACGACCCATCAACTTTGAGTGCTGAAGAGTTGGCGAAACCAAAGAAAGGTGAAAAAGTAGCAGTTGCACCAGTTGTTCCACCAGTGGACACAAAGAAAGATGAAACTATTTCATCACAAGCACAAGAAATTGCAGATTTGAAAGCAAAACTTGCTGCAAAACCGAAAAAAGAAGTTGCACCAGTTGTTCCACCAGTGGACAATGGAAGTGTTTCACCACCACCAGAACCAACAGTGAAAGGTGATGTTGATTTTGACGTTTCAGTTGCAGACTTTAAAGGTTTAAATGAATTTGCAGCAGACAACAAAATTGAATTAGGTACTGCAAAAAGTACTGATGCCATTCGTATTGTAGTAAAAGACTGGATTGCTAAACAAGCAACCAAATAAAAATTTGATTATTTAACCCATTAAAAAGAGAAAAAAATGGATTTAGCAGAAATTACAGCAGCATTAAGTAAAAATGCAGAATTATTAACAGGAGTAACATCACACATACTTGATAGTGACAAGGGAAAAGAAGTGATTACGAATAAAGCCAATGTTTTATTTGATGCACGTATTTCAGATGAAGTTTCTGGAATTCATTCAAAGTATGATGAAGATATGTTTAACAAACTTGGTGAACGTCCGGGAACCGTTGATGGTGGTGGTAAGCAAAAGACTTATGACAAAATCAACAGTCTTTATGATGAACTGGCTGGTTTGCGTAAACAAAAAGTAACTTTAAACAAAGACCAAGCGGTTATTGACTTAAAGGCACAAATCGAAACTTTGAAAAAAGACGGTGGTGGTGCTCATTGGGAAAAAACATTTAACACTGAAACTGAAAAGTGGAAAGTTGAACGTGAAGGACTTATTAAACGTGCAAATGATGCTGAAACTGGTAATGTTGATTTCAGAAAGCGTTCAGACATTGAAACTGGATTGCGTGGGTTAAAATTCAATGAAGATATTCCAGACGTTGCAAGAAAAGCGTTGGTGAATATGACAGTTAATAGTTTGGTTAAAAACTCAAAAGTGGTTGAAGGTGTGGTTGTTTATCTTGATGATAAAGGTGCCCAGATTTCAAACAGTGAGTACAAGCCAGAAAGTGCAGAAAATATATTGAAATTAGCATTGAAAGATGTTCTTTTTACAGAAAATAGTGATGGGGGTGGTGGTGCTCCTACAACAGTAACCGGGTCGATTGAAACAAAAAACGTTGAAGGGAAGGACGTTAAGACGCTTAAATTACCAGAAGGCTCATTTAAAACGAAGTCAGAATTCTTAAAAGTAGCAGAAGAAGCACTTTTAAGTTCTGGTGTAACACGTGGCGATGACAACTGGGATAAGTTGAAAAACGAGGCTTACAATCGTTACGGTGTTGTGAAATTACCACGATAGAAAAATTTGTTTAATTATTAAAATAAGAAAATTATGAGCTTAGCAGCAACTTATTTACAAGACATTAGAGCGCAATACCCTTCAAATCTTGACCGTGACCATTTACGTGAAACAAGACACGGACTATTGACAGCAGTAATGCAAATGACAGATGCACAGGACTCAATTGTGAGTTCAGACCTTAAGACAAAGGCGGTTGCATCACAAGGACGTAACTTGGATATTCCGATAATGAAGAAAGGAACGGTTACAATTAAGAACACACGTAGTTGTACAATTGCGTGCGGACAATCTGAAAGCGATTTAATTCGTGTTGTCTGGAAAACTGCAAGTGTTGACATTTGTATGGTGCCAGGCCAATACGAAAAGAATGAAATTGGTTACACAACTGATTTGGCAAAAAAGATTAAAGAACGTGTTGAAGCATTCAAAAGTGCAATTGAAGTTGATTTAGACAGTGCAATTGATACTGCTAAAAATCAAGTTTATGGTTCAAGTTTGGTGACAGACAAATACACGCCTGCTGGTAATGCACTTCAAGTTGCATTTGCAGACCGTGAATTTTTCTTTAATGACATTGACCCAATTAATTTTGAAGATGATTTTTACAATGAAGATGTTTACATCATCGCATCACCATCAATGATGGCTGATGTTCGTAAATACATCAATCAAGGTACTGGTAACGATGAAAACCTTGCGTTCCAGTTTAACGGTAAGAATTTCACATTCTCAAATCGTTTGACAAATGACGCTGGTGTGTCAAGTACTGGTTACTTTATGCCAAATGGTTCAGTTGGATTGTTGACACGTGTTGACGTTGATGCAAGAATGCGTGCAATCGCATCTGATGGAACTGAATGGTTTGAAGATACTTTGCCAAATTTACCATTTACGGTGGGTATTCAATACAAATCGAAATGTGATGATAAAAGTGCAATGGAAGCTGATGGTTTAGGTCATTTGACTGCAACCAAAGTTGAGCACTGGCAAATTTCATTTGACTATGCAATAATCACACCTTACAACGCTGATATGGCGGTTGAGTCTGGTGCAATTAGAAAATTCGAGTTTTTACCAACGGTATAAAACCAAGTAAATAGCAATCAAAAGGCCTTACACTCACATTGAGGTGTAAGGCCTTTTTTAATACTTAAAAAAATGTTCACAGCAGATAAAGTAATACCAGCATACAAATCACTTCTTGGATGGCGTCAACATCACGATACAGATGAAATTGAAATTGACGTTGCACTTACAGAAACGGACAGTGGTGAGTTCTACCAACAGAAACACCCAGCATTGCGTTTGGATATTATCACAGCAACTTTGCCAGATAACCAAGACATTGATGATTACCTTGCACAAAAAGTTGGTGACAGTTCAGTTGAAATGTTGAACGACTTACTGCAATACAGACAGATTAACCAGTACGGTAAAACGTTACTGAAAACATCACAACTATTAAACAAATACGGTTGGTTAAATGACAAGATTGTTAATGAAAACAGATTTGTTGGTTTCCAAATTAGATTGCGAACTGCATCTGGAATTCAAGCCGTAATTAATCATATTGGACTGCAATTTGCTGAGGTTGAAGAATTCAAACTTTACTTATTCCACAGTTCAAAAAAAGAACCAATTCAAGAATTTGATGTGACCACAACAGGAACTGCACAATGGGATTGGACAAAAGCAAATGTTTCACTTACTGCATTTGAAGATGAACAATACAATGAAGGTGTTTTTGTTCTTGGATATTACCAAGAAGATTTGGTTGGTAATGCAATAAATAACACTGATTTCAATTGGGATAAAGGGGCGTGTGGTGGTTGTAATGCTTCAAATTATACTGAATGGCGAAACATATCTGAATACTTTCTTGTTTATCCATTGTATGTGCCACAAGGTTCTTTTATAAAGGGTGAAATGTTCGATTTAAACAATGCGTTTTACATCAACAATGAAAGTTATGGTATGAACCTAAGATTGACCACCAGATGTGATTTAACGAACTTCTTTATTGAAAACAAGTTTGTGTTCAAAAACTTATTGGCCCTGAAAGTGACTGAAATGATTTTGAATGATATGAAGTTTACACCGGAAATAAATTTTATTGAAGAAAGTGTTAAAATGATGGTCATTCGAGATATGGAAGGCGACACTGAAACCAAGATGAATAATATTACCAGAAAATACAGAAACGAACTAAAAGCAGTATCATTTAATATTTCTGGCATAAATGAAAAGTGTTTGCCTTGTGAGGGGGTTGCTTATGAACCTGAATACGGAATGAATTAATAATGTTGTTTAAAAGTCAAATACGGTTTGTTGAAGATTTTGAACGTAAATTTTTGTTGCATTTTAAAGAAACTATTGAAAAAAACAGTTTCATCATCAAAAATTATGTTATCAAAAAACAATTGTACGATAAAGGTATTGATGGGAACACAAAAAGATTAAAAGGTTACACCAGAACCACGATAAGATACAAAATATCGAAAGGTCAACCATCGGACAGAACAACGTTGAAAGACAAAGGTGATTTTTACGCATCAATTACGATTGACGCATATTTTGACAGATTTGAATTATCAAGCAATGTATCACACACAAAGTATTTGATTAAACGATACGGTCAAGAAATTTTGAAACCAACAGTGGAAAATATGAATGAGTTTATGCGAGTTCATTTTATTCCATCATTAAAAAATAAGTATGGTAAATTTACAAGATAAAGAAGTTGCAGTAAACAATCCAATTGAGATTGAGCAAGCCACGAATGAAATACGTTTGATGTTGTCAGAACTTGATTGGATTTCACACCCATATCATACTGCACAACGTTTTTACAGAAAAGATGCAAATGGTAAACAATTTTACTATCCAGAAACGTATGTTGGTAGCAAAGACAGTGTGAAATATAAATATCACAGATTAACACCAGACAATGATTATTCTGGAATGTTCTTTTTTATCGTTGGGAATGAAGAAAATGATTTTGCAGCAAATCAACACAACTTTTTGACATACAATGTTGGTATTATATTTTCTGCAAATCTTAAATTGATAAATAAAGAAGCATTGAAAGATGGTTTGTTTACTCAAAAACTGATAAGAAGTGTAAGGCGAAAACTTACCGATGGTATGATAATGTTCGATTTTCAGTATAAAATCAAGACAATTACACGTGACTTGAAAGAAGTGTATCGTGAATTCGTTCTTGATGATTTAGAACAATACAACAAAGCACCACTTCAATGTTTTAGAGTCGATTTACAAATTACACTTCAAGAAGATTGTGACAGTTTTCCAATAATAACAGAACCAGCGGGTGTAAAATAAAAATTATGATTGAATTAATTATTATAACAGTTTTAATGGTCTATTTCGTCAATGCTTTATTGACGAAATTTGACGTTTACAAAAAGTTTGAAGATTATGGTATGAAAACCAAGTTCAAATTCATTCACAGATTATCGAAATGTGAATTCTGTATAAACTTTCATTTGGGGTGGATTTTGTTCGTTCTGGTGATGTTTTGTGAATATTTAGACACAATATACATCTTGATACCTTTTTGTGTGTCTGGGTGTCTTAAATTGATTAAAAAATGATTGTAGAAATAAGATGTCATAAAATTGAAGTTTTTGACAATATCCAAGATATGGGAATATTGAGATTTCAGAAGTTCAATAAATACCAGATGATGGCAAATGAGGTGGGCCACACTTTTGATGATTATGATGCAAGAACGACAAAAGCACTTTCATTTCTTGAAAAAGGTATGGTTTCAGAAGCAATTCAAGAAATTAGCAACAGACGTTTAACTGTTTTCAATGCTTATAATGAGAATATGCCGAAAGGTCGAGCATTTGCAGTGATGGTGAAACGGATTGATGACAAGTATTACAAAGGTATTAACCCGGATGACCTCGATGAAGTTCTGGTGCATCTGGAACGAATTGGATTGGGTCACATTAAGTCAATGGAAACGTTGACCCAAGTAAAAAAAAAATCGAAATGGAACTGGAAATATATTTTCCAGAAGATTTTCAAAATTTAGAACAACAATCACAAAACGCAATCAAAATTCAGTTAGTGAATGCGATGTGTGACAGTATCATTGATGATGATATTGATAAGTATGATAAAATTATTTACGGTCTGGAAAAAGAGATATTGCAAACTGTTAAACCCAACATTTGGAATGTTCACGTTGAGGGTAATATGGAACAAAAGATTGAAGTTGATTTTCGTCTTTATTCCATTTCAGTTGTGGACTATCTGGGTGCAAATTTAGAAACAATTTCAGTATTTGACTTTTATGCAAGTGTCAGATATTTGAAAGACAAATTTAAAAAGACGTAGTTATGCCAGATAGTAATAATGTAATTGTAAAGTATTCAGACTTTTTTCAGGATGATGGTGGAATGAAAAAAACGAAAGAAGATTTCTTTCGATTGTCAGATGATTTAATTGCCAAAGCCAAAGAGGTCCGAAAAGAAACACGAATTGTTTCACTTAAAGACAATAAAGGTATTGATGAACTGATTACCAAAACGAGTCAGTTGACAGAAGTGCGCCGAAAATACAATGCTACTTTACGAAAAATTGATGCACTGAATAAGAAGTTGAACGCTCAACGTGGTAAGACTAAAAAGGCAATCACTGCTGAAACCGAAGCAATAAAAAAACAAAATAAAGAACGCCGACTTGCAGCAACTATTCAAAACACCACAACTGGTTCAATTGAGAATATGCGGGCAAAACTTTCATTGGTCACAATTGCTTGGACAAAATTGACTGGTGCAGAAACTACCAACACCAAACGTGGCCGAAGATTAACCGAGTCAAAAAAACAACTTACTGCACAACTTTTAAAACTTGAAAAAGCAACTGGTGACAGTCGCAGACAAGTTGGTGCATACGAAAAAGGTCTTGGACGTTTACGTGGTGGTTTTATTAGACTGGCCCAAGCAGCAGGTTTGACACTTGGAATATTTGGTGCATTTAGATTGATTAAGTCATCAATTTCGATTGTACGTGATTTTGAAAAACAAAATGCAACCCTGGCCGGTGTACTTCAAAAGACTAAAGGTAATATTTCAGAATTGGTTGAAGATAGCAAAAGACTTGGTGCAATCACTGTAAAGACGGCGGGCCAAGTGGCAGGACTTCAAACAGAATATGCACGTTTAGGGTTTTCACAAGCGCAAATTCTTAAATTAACAGAACCAACAATTCAAGGTTCCATTGCAATGAATTCTGAATTGTCTGCAACTGCACAATTGGTTGGTGCAGTGGTTAATTCATACGATGATTTGAGTGCGTCAGATGCGCCAGCAATTATTGATACAATGGCACTTGCAACTGCAAAGAGTGCTTTGAATTTTGAAAAGTTAAATGTTGGTTTACCAATCGTTTTGGGTGCTGCAAACGCATTAAATGTTCCATTGACAGAAGTTACTGCAACACTTGGAAAACTTGCAGATGCTGGTATTGAAACAAGTACTGGTGCAACTTCATTAAGAAATATATTTATTGAGGCTGCAAAACGTGGTTTGAATTATAAAGATGCACTTAAACAAATATCAAAAAGTACAGATAAATTAAGTACTGCAAATAAATTATTTGGTAAACGTGCAGCAGTTTCTGCATTGGTTATTGCAAATAACACAGAAGCCGTTGGTGAACTTGATGAAGCATTACAAGATGCAGCGGGTACTGCACAATCTATGGCCGACAAAGAACTTGACACACTTGATGGTTCGATTAAATTATTGACCAGTGCGTGGGAAGGTTTAATACTTCAATTGAATGATGCAACTGATGGTGGTAATGTATTATCAAATACAATTCGTTTTCTTGCTGAAAATTTACAGACAATATTTAAAGTTATTGGTATTGCAACCACTTCTTACTTAGCTTATGTTATTGCAGTTAAGGCTGCAAATCTTGCCACCAAACTTGGTATTGTTTGGACACGTGGGGCCTCAATTGCAACAAATATAAAAACTGCTGCAACTACGGCTGCAACTGCAGCACAAAAAGCATTCAACACTACATTAAAAGCAAATCCATTGGGTTTGATTGTTGCATTACTGGCTGCAGCAGTTACTGCATATTACGCATTTCGTGACAGTGTAAGTGCAGCAGAAAAAGCACAAAAACTTTTCAATGAAACGAAACAAGAAAGTTTTGAGGTTGAAACTGAAAAAATAAGTGAAGAAAAAAAGGTTCAGAATAAACGAGTACAAGAACTTGAACACGAAATTAATGTAAGACGTGCGAATGGTGAAAAGTCTGCAAAATTAGACAAAGAACTTATTGAACGAAAAAAGAAAATTTTAACAGAAGAGATTGCAGTAAATCAAAAAATAATTGACTCACAGAATGAGGTTCTTGACAATAACAACAGAATTGTTGAAGAAAGACTTGCAAATAGTAAGAAGGTGCAGGATGATTTAAAACAACGTGCCATTGATGAAAGTTATGGCACACAACCAAAAGCATTTGGTCGAAATGTTACTGGCCCAGTAATAAAACAGATTAATGCAAATGATAGAGTCATTAAGGAAACCGAAGCACAAAAGGCTGGAATTGTTGGAATTATTCAGGCACGAAATAAAGAAATTGCATCTTTAGCGAAAGACCTTGATGCAATTGATAAAAAACTAACAGTTCAGATTGCTGAAAATGGTAAAAAACGAAAAAAAGTAATACAAGCACGTATAAAAGAACTTGCACTTTTAAGACGTAGATTGGAAGATTTACAAGATGGTTCAATCAAGAATGATGAAAACCGAGAACTTCAACAAAACAAAAGAAAGTTTGACCGTGAGATTAAAGCAATTAAAGGAAATTCAAAAATTGAAATTGAATTGCGAAAAGAATTGGAACGTGAAAAACAAAGGCAAATTGTCAAAATACGTGGTAAGTTCACCAAAGAACGTCTTGCACTTTTAAAACGTGGTCAAGAAATTGAACGTTTTTTGATTACTGATAAAGATGACAAAGCAATTTCAATTGAAACTGCAAAAACTAAAAAGTTGATTGCAGAAATTACCAAGAATACTGAACTGGTACTTGCAAAAAGAAAAGAGTTGATTTTAAAGGCTGAATTATCACTTCAAAAGTTTAAAGATGATATTGCACATCGAAGTGATTTACGTGATTTAGAGAATGCCAAATTGATTGCCGAAGCTAAAATTGAACAAAGACGTGGTGAATTTAAAACACAAAAAGAATATGAGGTTTTCAAGAATGCTGAATTCATTAAAATTCAACGTAAATACTTAACTGAAAGACTTGCATTAATTCAGTCGTTTGGTGGTGATGATTACAAAGTTGAGATTGAACAATTGAAAGCACAACTTGCAAATCTTGACGTGGACCCACCAGAAATTGATAAATGGAAAAAGTTCGCTGATGAAATGAAAGCAGTATTAACACAAGTTAGTATTGAGATTGAAAAGGCACTTCAAAAGTCAGTTGAAAAATCACAAAAAGCATTAAGTGAACAACAGAAAGCCGTTGATACACAAAGAGCACGTGCAGAAAAAGGACTTACAAATACACTTGCATTTGAGCAAAAAGAACAAGCCAAGCGTGAAGCTGAATTGATTAAAAGACAAAAACGATTGGACAGAATTCAAAAGTTGAAAAGTTACTGGAACACTTACAATGCAAATTTAAGTTCATTAAAAGAGGGTGAAGATAGTTCAAGAGCAATCACCAAAACTTTGCGTGATATTGCAATCATTGAGGCACTTACAGCAAGTTTGTCAAGTTTCGGTGATGGTGGAATTGTTGGTGTGGATGGTGTAAAAACAAATTCGTTTGGAATAACACGTGGACGTTCACACAACAAAGGTGGTGGTGTACTTGCTTTTCACGAGGGTGGTGAAGGTTTTTTGAGTAGAAACGAAATTGACAATATTGGAATGGAAAACTTTTATAAGTTCAAACAGATGGCAGCAACTGGCCCACTTGACCAGAATTTTTTCAGTGGTCAAGGTCAATCATTTTCTGCATCACTTAAAGATGTTGTATTTACAGACCCAAGACTTGTGAAAGGAATGGTTGATGTGAAAGATGCAATTTTGTCAAGACCATCACAATCACTTAATGTTCCAGAAGTTGTTGATGGAATATTGAGATTTACAGAAACAATTTCAAAAGGAAATTTAACAAAACGTAATCATTACGTTGTAAAAAAACCAAGATTATGATTGTAGGAATGAAAGTAAGACATTACATAAATGGTCAAGACTTTGGTGAGCCACGAAATTGGCAAGAATTGAAGATTGTAAAAGACTGGTTGAACAAAAAAGAAAATGTTACAATCAACGTCACAGACCTTGAATTTGTTCTGAAAGCAAATAAATACCTCCAGCAAAGAGTTCTCAACGGACTCACTGGGGGTGTCGGCATTTTCGAGGGTGAACCTTATACAATTGAGATTGGTGACCCATCAAGTCCAGTATATTCATTCAATGGTTATCTTGATTTTACAGATGGTGCCACAGTGATTGGTGGTGAAGAGTTTGTTTGTTCATTAAAAAAACGTGAAGGTTCAGACTGGTTAAATGAAGTGGCTGATGGATTTAGTTTTGCATATTTAGCAGACCAGAACCTTATCACTGGTGGCGATTATGTAAAAGTGCCTTATGTTATCAATTATATTCCAGATGGTATGCAATTAATAATGTTGTCATTGTCATTGTTTATGATGACTAAAGAATTAATTGAAAATGCTGCTGCACTTGCCGAAGCAATCGGAATTGCAACGGATGCTTCAACACCAGTGATTGGTGTATCAATTGGATTTGGTGCCGGTGTAGTGACTGCCTGGGATTTAGGAAACTTTGTATTTGCTATTTTAAAAATAGTTGCACGAATTATTTACATCATTGCAATAGTCATTGCTATTGTTAAACTAATTGAACAAATATTTGAACAACTTTTGCCGAAAAAACGGTACCATATTGGTATGACATTACGTGTTTTATTTCAACGAGGTTGTCAACATCTTGGTCTTGGTTTCACCAGTAATATTCAAGAACTGGATTGGGTTCATATTCCAAGTAAAGACAGAAAAGGTGGTGAAAGTGGTGAAAGTGGACACCCATTGAGTACTGGACCTATAGGAACATTTGGTGATTTAATACGTGTTTATAAAAAAGCATTTAATGCAGATTATCGAATTATCAACGGTGTGCTTCACTTCAATCGTAGAGATAGTTTTGATATTATTTCAAACTATCAAGTACCAAATTTCTTTGGAAACCAAGAACGTATGCTTGACAATATAAAGTTCAATACAGATGAAATGGTGGCGAATTACAACATACATTGGGCTTATGATACACAAGACCAAAATACACTTGATGACCAACGTGGTCGAATTTTTCAAGCAATCACAACACCAGTGTCAGTAATTGACCAAAAGATGGTGAACATTAAGAACTTAGCAGAAATTGATTTACCTTTTTCAATCGGAAAATGTAAAACAGAATTGACACGTGTTGAAGAGGTTGCAAAAGATTTAGGTAAATTTGTTGACAAGATTACTGGAATATTTGGTGGTGGTACAAATTTCGCGTCACAAATAAAAAACAGAATAGGTTCATTATTGTTGTCCAGCCATTTTCTTACAGTCGGCAAAATGGTCAAAATGAGTGGTGGTAAGTTGGCCCAAGACCAACGAACTGATTTGGCTGCATCGTTACTTTGGGAAAAGTACCACTTCATCAATTCATTTGCTGAGGTTAATGGTGTTCACAATCAATATTGGCGTTTTCTTGGTGTTCCAGTGCCGATGACACTTGAAGAGTGCAGTGAGTTGATTGAAACTAATAAAGTGACAGACAGTGATGGTAATGAAGTTGAAATTGAAAAGATTGAATATGAACCACAATCTGGTTCAGCAATAATTGATTTTAGAGTAAAGAAAAAATATACTAACAATTTAAAAGTTGAATATGTTTCGTAATAATAGTATTGACCAGTTGCAAAAGATGGCTTCAAAATGTACTGAACAAATGAATATTCAGATGGCTATTTTTGAAAAATCACTTCAAGAAGTGAAAGAAAAAGTTACCGATGAAGAGAAAGGTGACATTGAAAGATTGCAAGCATTATCAAATAAAGTAATAAATTTGGCAAAAAAAGGAAAATCGGATGAAGCCAGTGAACTTATAAAAAATTACAATTATGGGCGTAAAAGTAGTAAATAGAGCATACAAGAACCAGTTTCATACTTCATCACAAGAAACGGATTGGTTGCTTGGAAATGTAGGTGACTTTCAACGTTTAGAAATAGATTTTGAAGTAACAATTGATTTCTATGCAACACAACAGGAGTCAGTCACAGTGGATGCACTTCAAGACACGTTTAAACTTAACAACGGAAAAGGTTGGTCAGATTACGGTTTTGATATTGGTGATAATGTTGTTTTTTCATACACATTCACAGTTGTCAATGATGATGGAACACTTAACGAAATACCGGTTGTAATGAATTTCAATATTGTCAATCTTTATGGTGACACAATGGAAGTTGATATTGACCTTGATTTTGGTATTTATGACATTTTTCCAACAGATAGGGGTAATGTAAAAATAAAAGATGTTCGTTTTATCACTTTGAAAGACCCGGAAGGTCTGAAATTCAGATACACACATTTAACAAATGAAAATCACGACAGTGACAATTTGAATTCATTTATTGATGGAAGTACCACAGAATTTTCATTTGCTGGACTTCAAAATTTAACACCAAACGTCAATCAAGATATGAACCCGGACGGCATTCAGTCTGGTATGGCAATTGACCGTGTACAAATAATGAGATTGTCAGATAATGCACAAAATCTTCAAGAATTAACATTGTGGACAAATCAAGTTTTCAGATTAACAACTTACAGATGGCAATTTCTTAGTTCAATTCAGTGGCACAACCAAGCACAAGGAATTGCGATGACATTGAACACACCCGGTAATGAACTTCAAAGTTGTGGAACTGGTTTAGTACCTATGAATTCACAAGGTGTTTATACAAATTCAAACAGTGCGTTTATGTTCATAAACCAGTCACAAAGTGGTGGTATTCGATATTTTAATGCAAATGTGAATTTCAGAATATTAAGTACAAATGATAATTCTGGAAGTGACCAAGTTAGGATTGTGGCAATGAGATACAAAAATAATGGTGCATACAACTTTGACCAAAAAATTGTTCTTAAAACTTGGAATAATGCAAATTCATTAACTGGTATTTCTTTACATTATATTGAAACTATGGCTTTGCCAATTGATGCTGGTGATAGTTATTGTTTAGCAGTGGAATATTATCACCCAGCACAGACAACAGAACGATTTATTCATGTTGTAGTTGACAATGGAACTATTGGTGAGGCTGGTGGTTCAGCAAGTAAAAATTATCGTGTCACAGTTGATTTTATGCTTGCAAGTTTTCTTGAACAACCATCAAATTTGGAAGATATGGTGATGCCATCAATTTTGTTCAATGCTGGTTCATTAACTGATAATTTTAAACTTCAAGTATTTCCAGAATGGAACAATCCAAATACATCAATTAGCAATAATCTTGACCATACTGAACGACTTGGAAATACTGGTTGGTTCAATGAGAATTTCAACGGTCTGGATAACGAATTTACAATTGAGTCAGTTAAATATTTTGATGATGCTGGCAATCCTATTGACTCACTTGATTATGCAGTGCCCGTAAATGTTGAAGTTGTTGTGTCTGGTATAAATAATCTTTCACCAAGTTCTGAATTTGGTCTTGGATTTGCTTGGATTCCACAAAATGATGAAGATTACCACGATAAAATGACACCTTTCCACCAAAATCTTTTTGTAAATACTGGTCGAAAATACACGAATGGTTCAAACGACTCTTTTAATCTTGGTGAACCTACAGCATCACAAATATTTGATGGAAACACAAATGGTGATGCAAAAATGGATATTCAAGCCACAAATGGTGTGATGTTCAATGTTGATGGAACTGATAAAGTAAAGATGAAAACAAGGTTTATACCGAATGCTTTTTTTACTGATTTATTTGATGGTAAAAGTGAAAATGACCGTAAATACATTCTTTGGATTTCAGTGGCCGACCATAATTTACAAATCAATTTCAGTGACCGTGTAAGTTTATTGCTTGATTATCGTGATATGATTAAAACGATACCACCAGCAGGGCCATATCCGGGTATGACCAACAAATTTATTGAACACCCACAAAATGAAGATGTGGCCGGTGTAGATTTGTACAAAGGTTTTATTGAAGATGATGTTCTTGCACGTATTGGATTTCGTGTGAATGTTGATGATGAAAAAGTATTGAGGTCAATGACATTTGGGTATGAGGTTGAAAACACTGATACTGGTGACACATACATACTTGAACAAAAGAATGTGAATTTGACAATTTACCCAGTTGATGCAGATGGTATTCAACAGATTGGTGTTGATGAAATTCGTGGTTTTAAAATGGAAACTGGAAACAATAAAAATTGGGTTAAGATATTTCGTGAAGATGCTTTTGATGATGGTGGTAATAAGTTTTATCACGCATATTTTGCAACAAAAATAAGATGGGAAGATTGGCTTCAAAGAAATAATGTACCAACAGAATTTTTTAATGCTGCACTTCAACATACTGGGTACCATAATGACTGGCTGGACTATTTAAGAAGTGGTGCAGTTGGATTGCATAAATTCAATTTATTCGTTTACATCGAAGTTTTTGAAGATGGTGAACTTAAAAGACATAAGAATACTTTTGAATTGACATTTGCAGATTATGATGAAAATTTGAATATTGAAACTACACACAAATATTTCAGAAATTCAGACAATACACTGTTAAACGTTGGAACGGACCCAGATACTGGCGCACCTTTGGGTGTTTTGTTATCAAATGAACCAACACGTATTGAAATAACTTATACGAATTTGACAGAAGATTTTAATATTGCTAAAATGTACGCCGTTACTACTATGGAAGTTGACAAAGGTGCCGGTGAAATGGAACATAGACAATTGTCAAGTGTCTGGGGGTCTGAAAATGATAATTTTTTAATACCTTTGGCTGGTCAAACAAAACTTAACTTTGTGCAAATTGCACCAAGAGTTGTAAAAGCAACTTGTTTGGTTGACCCAAATAATTTACTGGATGCTTTAAGATATAAAGTATCTGGCAGAATAGGATGTTTTCCAGAAGGGAATGGAAACGGACAAACCCAAAACGGCAAGTATGAAGCACGTTACAGTGCTAAATACGAATAAAACATTTGATTATGGCAGATAATTTTAAACAATTAAAGTCTAATTTAGACCAAGCAATTGACCCCGCAGCAGCAGTTGGTGCCATCTTGGCACAAGACCACAACAATGTATTTACTGAATTTATTAATAAATCTGGAAAATACACTGGTGCCCCATTTCTTTCAAAAAAAGAAGCCATAAATGGTATTGTGCCGACTGGTACACTGGTTTGGAATAATAACGCATTCAACAACACAAATGATTTTGTCATAACAGTTGCAAAAAAGACACTTGACACAAATGATATTGGTCGCATACTTGACACACTTGGTGAAGGTGCCCTAATTCATTTCAAAGATTTTGTTGGACGTTCTACTTATTTACAATACAAATCACATCTTGCAGATACTGATGCAGTTGATGGTGATGTTTACAATATCATAGTTACTGGTTTTGCAGACAATCCAAATTATGCTTATCAACCAAATGAAAGTGAATTGTGTATTATTTCATTCTACAATCTGAATGCACCAGCATCACAATCATTTTTGTCAAATGTTCAAATAAAGTATTTCAATTTATACAATGGTTCTACTTGGCAAGAACAATGGCCGGGAATGTTTTATGAAGTTGGAACAAACAATTCTTTTACATTATCAAATAATGAAATAGGTGTTTTCTTTTCAAAAGGTCAAAATAATGATGCAGATGTTTATGATTATGAACAAATACATTTTTTCACAAAAGGTTCTGGTACTTGGGGGTCTGCTGCAACACCAGTGACTGCTGATGATTTTATTTTGATTAGTAAAAGTCAATTTGCAACGAATTTACCAACTGGCATTGATAATTCTTTGCAACCAGATGATTATTTAAAATTGAATTTTCCAGTTTTTAAAGCAACAAATACTTCTGAATATTTACTTGCAATGCACAAATCATTTGCAAGTCGTGTTGAATTGATGCAACTATTATTTAGTTGGTCATCACATACTGATGATTTAGCAGTCACAAATAGAAGTGTTTATTCACCGAGATTTCAAGGAAATTACTTTTTATTAAGTGTTAAATTTCAAGATTTCGATGTATTAAAAGAAAAACAACAGTCAGGCGTTAAGTACACTTTGTTAATTGACCGTTATCGAGGTTTTGAACACAAAGGTGGTTCAGCAACACGTCACAGAAAAGCGGGTTACAAACACGAAATTATTCCAGATTTAGGTGGTTATTCAACCGATAGAATAAATGAAATTGTAATTGACAATTCGACAATGATTTTGGATTTTAAACAAGACCATTATTTTCAACCACTTGGAACGGTAAACCAAACAAATAAATTCCCATCACCAACAGGAGTACAACCAAATAAAAGGCAAGTTAATAATTACGGTCTTACTGGTCTTATTGGCCCCATAGTAAGACGTACAGGATTTGTTGATTTAGGTTTTAGAATACGTTGTGAAGCGTTTGGTACTGGAATAAAATTTGAAACAAGATATTTAGGTTTCGTAAGAATGCAAGCAGTATCTACAAATAGTGGTGACGGCTGGAACCGTCACATAAGTTATGTGATGCGACAACATTAATAATACGAGTACCACCGAGATTTCAAACTGGTCGAGTTTAAGGCCTGGCAGGATTGGTTTTAAGGTGGGTGTTGAAAACGAGTTTTTAAATTTATTTTTACTTCGGTAAAAATGAATTAATTATAAGTTTTTAACCGCCCAGAAACTTCACTTACTTCGGTTCGTGGGGTTTCTGGGTAACTCCACCGGGAGGACATTAGAGGTACCCACTTTCTCAGCAATGAGTTTGGGAGCTTATTAGCATCACCCACCACGCACCGCAAGGTGTTAGGGAGATGCTTAGTTCCACCCACTTTAAAAAACAATTAAATACAATAATTATGAAAAAAATACTTTTAATTTTAGTTTTGATTTTAACATTTTCTTGTCACAATGATGATGATTGTGAATTTGAAGTTATAGATGTTTTAAATGTGAGTTATGACAGTCAAGATAATCTTGTAAAAATAAACGATGGTGATTGGGAAACGTCTTGGAATTTAGACACATTTGAAGGGTTAAACCCAGTGATTGCAATTCGTCACGGTTATCTTGAAAATGAAATAAGAATATCATCTGAAATTTACATTGATTTACCAGCCGTTTCCATAAATGGTTTATTGACTTATGCAGAATTACGTCAAGACGGTGATTGGTATTGTCATTTTCCAAATATGGCTGATTACATGAATGATACTGATATGTTTTATTTCAAGATAACAGCAATAAAAATAATAAATGAATAAAGTGAAAAACTTATGGTGTGGGTTTTTCTTATCACCAAAAGAAAAGAAATTAGTCACTGAAATGGCATTGAAAGAATTCAAAAAGCCTTTTCACGAAAGAATGCGACCATATCAACTGGTTGAAACAATAAGACAACATTAAAACTGATTATGTGCAACGAAGATAAAAATACATTACTTGATTTGGATTTTAGTCAATTGGCTGATGAAAGTAATTGGTTGCACGCCATAACAAACATTGTTGAAACAATTGATGACCAACTTGTAATTGACCCAGACAGTGCAACAGCCACATTTTTCAGACAGATTGGCAATGTAAGTGGTACAAACAACAGAATACGTTTAAAATGTAATTTAGAAGTCGAAAAGACAGACCCAACAGGACCTTCAAATATGGAAGTCCTTTTTCGTTTGGTATCTGGAAGCACAATTTTGTATGAAAGTTGTGCAGAATTTAATGGACTTGATGATGGTATTAATATTGCATATTTTCTTGACAGAACATTTGTGTACGATACACCAATTACTGCACCAATAGCATTGATGATTTTGGTACCTAATGGATGGCAGCAGAAAATTTATTTGTCGGACTTGGTTGTTGAAGATTTTACATTTTGCCAAGACAATGTTCGTACATACTTCATAATTGACAAACTTCTTGAAGATGGTTTGATTGCCAAATCTGGTGGTGTTCAATTGTTGGAATGGAAAATTGACGGTGTTGAAACACTTACAATAGATTTCTTTGCAGACACAAACATTGTTGGTGGTGAACCATTAGCAGAATGGAACTTTGCAAAAGCTGATTTGGATGGTTCAAATCGTATTTCAGAAAACACATTACCAAATTCATTCAATCCTTTTGTAAACGAATTCAAACTTAAATTTGACATTGCAAATTCATTTCACGGTGGAAAACCGACTGGAACAACCAACGGAAATGATTATGGTGCCGGTATTATGGAACTTGGACTTGAAAAACCAGCCATATTAAATGGTGATTTGATTATAAAAAAGGGTGCTTTTTTTATTGATATAGATTACAGTAAATCAATAAAAGTTGTTTTTGATGTGATTATAAACAAGAAAACAATTGATTTATTTGTACGTCCAGACTACATAAGAAGATACACAATTGAGTGGAATGCTGCAACTTGTGAAAAACGATTTTATTATGTTGAAGATGGTATTGAAGTTGATGAAATTGTAAATGGATTTTTAACTGGTTTAACTGGTACCGTAATAAGTGAAATAATTGTTGCGTGTGACCAATCATTTAACCCAACTGGTGCAACCGGAAACTTTTCGTATATCATTGATTTTGGTGACAACATCGGAAATTGTGGTATAAATTACAATGCTTATTCAGTACCAGACCGTTTCATTATTGAATGGGATGGTAATGTTGTCGGTGATAGTGGTTTTGTTGGAAGTAATACATACGATAATGCACTTATCAATGCTGGTGTCAATCCAGCAGATATAAATACAGCAAGTCCATCAAATGGTGCTGGTATTTTATCATTCAATAAAACAACACCATACCCAACAACTGCAATAATTTCTGTTTTAGCACCACTTGGTGGAACTGGTTGGAATGTAACTGGTATTTGTCCAGATGGAAGTGGTGGCAATAATGGGCCAGGTGTAAGGGTTCAAGTAACTAAAGGAAAATGTAATGCAGTACTTGATGGTTCTACTTTATGGATAGATGCGTACATTGATAATGTTCTGAACATTGGAAATGGTGGTGTTCTTTATACTGATATAAATTTAACAATACCATTCAATGGTGGTGGGCCACTTGGTAACTTCTGGCGTATTCAATTGACAAATGGACTTATTTTTAATTCTGTTTATAAAATTGATACCGTTGGCTTAATTAATAATTCAGTCAGTTGCAGTATTATAATAAACCCACCCGGTGGAAACTTAACAATAAACAATTCAGTACCAAATTCAAACGGTGGCGGTTTTGGTGGTACTTTAGATTTTTTAAATGGTGAACCAAATGAGGTACTAAATTTGAGTTTCAGCATATTGCTTGACTCAAATGGTGGTAATTTTACGGCTGCAAACTTCACTTCACCAGTTTCAGTTGGTTCATTAGACAATATTTATTTCTTTAGAAGTGGAACGGTTTCTTTAGACTCAAATGGAAATGCAAGTTCAAATTATCAAATAAGTGACCACAATGCAAATGGTATGGTTGTCATTGTTAGAATAACAGGACGTAGTAGTAATGTACAAATTCCAGCATCGGACTCAACAAATATCACTTTATAATGGCTGAAAATATACAAGACTTAGTTCACATAAAAACAGAAGATTTCGAGTGTCTGGGTGACGTTTGTGGAATGAAAGAGCGCACACTATCTTATGCGTTGTATGTTGATATTCCAGAACAACCATTGACACCAGAAGAGGTGTTTAAGGAATGTTGCTATATTCACAAGGTACTTGCATCATCAACCAGTGGCAAAGATTACAAAAATGATTATACTGGTTTCTTTCATAAAAGACAATTACCATCTGAAACTTGTGAATTCATTATGATTGAAATGGAAACTGGTGATGAATTTGAACTTGACAATGATGATTATGGCACTTATAAAACTTTTGGAAGTTATACAGACCAACCAGATTTGACAACATTCGTTTTGGATTGGAAAAAGGTATTGGTTGATTTAGGTACAGGACCATACAAAATTCTTAAACGTGTCAATCTTGCTGGATTGGCATTTGATGTTGAATATCTTGTTTACAATTTATTTGAATTTTCAACTGGTCAAGCAAATGGAACTGCAAGAATTGATGTTTCAATGAGTGGTTTGCTTGAAAAGATTGGTGTTGATTTCACTGGTACTAATTTCAAGACAACATTAAGAGTGCCAGGGTTCTTTGGACGTAGGGAAACGAAATGGGAAGAGGACAATTTAATTGATAGACGTTATGTGAAAACCCAAATTTCGATGAAACAAACGAATGAATTCAAGTTTCAAACGAATATGATACCAGATTGCATAAGTAATGAAATATTCGACTTCTTGCTTTTTTCAGATGACATAAGAATGAACGATTATAATTTAAACAATCATTCATACGCTTTTCAAAAATTCAAAGTAAAACTTGAAAGTAATGAAGGTACTGAACACATTACAACCAGTCGAAAAGTACGTGTGAATTTACTTTTCAATGATAAAATAGTTAATAATAATAAAAGAAATTATTAAGGTGAAACTTAAACTAAACAAAATAATAATGAGTGAAATTTTAAAAGCCTTGAAACTGGTACTATACACCTTTTTTGTCTGGCTTGAAATAGATTTAGAAGTGTTTTCAATATTGATGATTTTTATGATGATTGACAGTGTCTGTGGTTCTGTAAAATCAATAAGACTTGGTAAGGAATTCAAGTTTAAATTATTAATGTGGGGCATAAGCCTTAAATTTTTGTTTTTAATAATTCCTTTAGTTGTTGCATTACTTGGAAAAGCATTGGGTAATGATTTATCATTTGGTGTTGATATGGTTATGAAAATACTTGTATTGTCAGAATGTTACAGCATATTTGGAAATATTTATTCAGCAAAAAACAAAGTTGAAGTTAAAAACATTGATATTATTTCAATGTTGTTGAAGTCAATAAGAACTGGAATAAGAAATGTAATTAGTAAAGGTTTGAATGCTATTGAGCAAGGTGGTGATTTGAACGATAAAAAAGATTAGTATGGCAAAATTAAAATACTTGGTGATACATTGCACAGCAACACCAGAAGGTCGTGAAATTACACGAAAAGACATTGAACAATGGCACATCAAAGAACGTGGTTGGTCACGTGTTGGATATTCAGATATGATACATCTTGACGGTTCACTTGAAAATCTTATTGAGTTTGACCAAGATGGAAATGTTGACAGTTGGGAAATTTCAAATGGAGCACGTGGATTTAATTCAAAATCAAGACACGTTGTGTATGTTGGTGGTGCTAAAGATAACAAACCAGCTTGGGCCAAGTACTATCCACTGAAAGATACACGTACAGATGCACAATGTGAAACGTTGATGACTTATGTTGAATTTATGATTTTAAGACACCCAAATATCAAAGTGATTGGTCACAATGAGATTTCAAACAAAGGTTGTCCATCATTCAATGTTGGTGATTGGTTGCGTAATTCGTGCATTTCAGAAAAAAACATTGGATTATGAAAACACCATTAATAACAAAGATTCTTTTAATACTCATAGCCATTATTTTGGTTGTGGGTTTTTTTGGTTATCGTTCTATGCAAAAAGACTTGGAAATTGAAATTGAAGCACGCCAGACAATCACAGATGACTTAAAAGACGAAAAACGCCACATTATAGATAGTGTTCAAATTAGTTCCTTAAATGAGGTTAAAACGCTTAAATTAGAAATAAACAATTTATCAAATTATTCAAATTCATTAATTCGTAAAATTAAACAGTATGAAAAAAATCCTATTTATGATATTGATTTTATCACAGCAATTGATATTATCACAAGAAGTGATTATAAAGGGCGAAACGGCGATACTATCAAAAGAAAAGACAATTGATGTTGCAAGTATCATTGAAAATGAAAAGGCTTTACAGAAACGTGTTCTGGAATTGGAAAGTGATTTGATGAAATTAAACGATTCAGTGCAAGTTGCAGCAGTTAGATACAATAAGGCACTTGGAACAATAGAACGTTTATCAATGGTAGTCAAAAACCAGTATGATGATATAATTGAACTGAATGAATTTGATTTGAAAACTGAAAAGAAAAAAAACAACTTTGGTCTTTATTCATTTGTTGCAGTTGGTGGAACAAAAGAAACGTTTACCACGCTTGATATAGGTATCAATATTGTCAGGTCAAAAGCGATTTATTCCTTTTCAATCGACCCGGTTACACTTGATTTTCCAATTTTCAAAGTCGGAATAGGCTTGAAATTGTTTTAAAATACTATCTTTGCATCATCAAGCCCCACTTCTTGGCTTGGTTTTATCGTTTGTAGAGAAGCATAAAAGTCACATCATTTGGTGTGACTTTTTCCATTTAATAAAAGTTTTTATTAAAATAATTAATAAAATATTTTGTTCATAAAAAAATATTTTATTACATTTGCATCACACAAACGATAAAACAATTACAATGGAACTCAAAAAATCACACCGTGAAGCACTTATTACCAAACTTGAAAGTGTTAATGAAAAAATTGAACTTAACAAATCAATAAGTCTTGGATGGCATAATGCTAAAGAAGATGAAAAGCAGACAGCACACTTGGTTGACTGGCACGATATGGATTTGTTTTTGTTTCAAGAAGAAAAGAAACTTATTGAAAAATCACTTATTGACAACGATATTGATTTTTAATGAAAGAACTGCACAAAGAATTGGTTTCAGATGAATTCATTTTGAAACCTTACAAAAAATATTTATTTCAAACGTTTGATAATACACTGGCGTTTGGTGTCGAATTTGTTAATGGAAAACATTTTTTGATGCAAAGTATAATGTATTTAAACTAAATTTTTAAGATGGCAAAAACAAAAAAGAAAGTGATTATTGACGTTGACAAAGCAATTGCATTGTACAATGAACAAAATCCACAAAAAAAGAAACTTGACAGAAAAGTGTTGGCAAAGAAATTGGACTTGTCATATCAAAGTCTTGTGAATTATCAAGGTGGTGCAATTCCAGACCTTGCACGAGCACTAAAAGAAATTATTAACCTTACTGGTATCACATTCGATGAACTGGTTACAGAAAAGAAAAAATAATGGACTACAAACAATTAACACAAGGATTAAAAGATTACAACAATGTTGAAGTGAAAGTTTTTACAAACTATTTACTTGAATTGCAGAATGCAAAAGACAGAACCACACAGCAACCGAAAAACAAGTGGTTTCATTTTTTCACTGCTGAACAAGCAATTGATTTATACAAGAAAGTTGCACTTGATAATCTGTACATTGATGGTGATACAATCACATTGAATAATAAAGGTAAAGTGATTGTTGACTACAATTATCAAGCGTACAAAAACAAAATGTACAATATTTATCCAGAAACAAAATTTGATTTGCAACTGGTTCATCAAGGTGATAAATTTGAGTTTAAAAAAGACAGTGGACGTGTTACATACACACATAAACTTGTGGACCCATTCAGTGACCAGAAAACAATAATGGGTACATACTGCATCATCAAAAATAATCGTGGTGAATTTATTGAAATTCTTAACAGAACGGAAATTGAAAAAATGAAAAACGTGGCCAAGACCAAAAACATTTGGGAAACTTGGTATGGTGAAATGGTTTTAAAATCGGTCATAAAACGTGCTTGTAAAAGACACTTTAAAGATAAGTTTGCAAATATCGAAGCACTTGACAATGAAAATTATGACCTTGAACTGGTAAATGTTCCTTTTGATTTACAAGTTGAAATTGAAAAATGTTCAACATTAAATGAACTTACAGAATTTTACAATGAGCACAAAAATAGTGTTGAAGATGAAGTTACTTTTATGAAGTTACTTGGTGAACGTAAAACTGAATTAAATGGTGGTACAGATGGACAATAAAATTTTAATCATAGATATTGAAACAACTGGTTTCTTGCAAAAAGGTGGTAAAATTGTTGAAATTGGAATTGTTGAACTTGATTTGACTGATGGTAAAACACAAATACTTTTTGACGAGGTTTGTCACGAAACTGGAATTACCAAAAAAGAAGTTGAAGATGCTTGGATAATTGAAAATTCAGATATGACCGTTGAAGAAATTCGACAATCAATAAACTTGAAAAAGATGCAACCAGAAATTCAAGAAATTATTGATAAGTACCCAACTGGTGCCACTGCATTCAATAATGTTTTCGATTTTGGATTTATGAAAGACCGAAAATTTACTTTTCCAAAAGAATTGCCGTGTCCGATGAAATTATCAACTAACATTTGCAAATTACCAAATTCAAGAGGTGGTTATAAGTGGCCCAAAGTTCAAGAAGCGTATGATTTCTTTTTTGGAAAAAATGATTACGTTGAAAAACATCGTGGTGCAGATGATGCGATGCACGAGGCACAAATTGTTTATGAGTTGTACAAACGTAAAATCTTTAAATTAGACTAATATGAAAATTTATAAAGACTTAATTCAAGGAACTGATGAATGGCACGAATTGCGTAAACTAAAGTTGACAGCATCAAATGCAACTGCTATTGGAAATAATGGTGCTGGTTTGAAAACTTATGTGACGAAATTGATTTTAAGAACATTCATCACTGAGCCAGAAATATTTTCAAAAGATATTGAACGCGGAAACATATTGGAACCTATCGCCAGAACAAAATACGAATTTGAAAAAGGTGTTCCAGTTTATGAAGTTGGATTTATTGAACATTGTCCAAATTCTGGGTATTCACCAGATGGGTTGGTTGATGTTGATTACAAAAATGAAGGTCCTGGCCTTATGGAAATTAAAGCCAGAAATGATGCAAAACACTTTGCATTGCTTCAAGGTGGTTCAGTTGAAAGTGGTGTTCAATGGCAAATGCAAATGGGTATGATGGTGACCGGAAGAAAGTGGTGTGATTTCGTTTCATACAATCCAAATTTCAAAAAGAATTCATTGTT